AATCCGAGTATTGCAGCCGCACGGCTACCGGATATGTTTAAAGGTGTTGGCATGGTTACGCCTCAGAATCAAATAATTCAAATATTTTTGAAAATAAAACTAATTCGTTTTTTTGTATTTCTTTAATATCAATAATATCAACATGTGACTCAATATCTGTTTTTTTATTTTTAAGCCATATTACAAAATCTTGCCCACCATCTAAATCGTAAGATAAATCAATTCTAAATAATTTTCCTGAATTATCAAAACAATATTTTAACCAAAAAGAAGTTTCAGAATTAAGCTGTTCTACAATTTTAATTTTTTCTTCAAACAACATTTTTTATCTCCATATTTTTCAATTTGATAAAATAACCATAATTTTAAACGTTTATAATGTCAAGAGTTTTTTATTTACGGAATTATTTTTTTTAATTCAACCACCGTCGGTTTAATCTTAATTATTCCCTGCTCCCGTTTTTCGCACATGTCACGCCAAACTTTTTTTCTGTAATGCGAACCGATTCCGGTGTCTGATTTTTTTGTGAGACTTCCGGAATGTCTCCTGCGATAATACAACGGCTCTTTGATTTCAAAAATTTCAAAACCTGCGTCAATACAGCGATACATAAAATCGGTATCAGCAGCACAACGAACACCATAAAACCCACCGACTCTTTCAAGGACTCCATGAGTAAATGTGATCGCTCCACCTTTTTCAATCCTTGCCCCCTGTATTGGTTTTAATTTTTCGTTGCAGTTTATTTTTGCGGTCATAACGGCGTCGGCGTTAAGGGATAATGATTTGTTCAGGTATTCCGGAAACATCACGTCATCAGCATCAAAAATAGAATAGCAGTCAGCTGGTGCGATTGCACAAAGGGAGTTGCGGATTATATATGCCCCGACATTTTTTTCTGACCAGTAGAACGGAATTTTATTTTTCCGTAACACGTCCGCTGTTTTTTGGCAACCGTCTACGCCCACCCTAATGTCCACGGAATATCCTTCAAGCGGTATCTGATTCTTGACTGAGTTATAACATTCAAGGATATATTTATCGGCGTTGTATGCGGCAATTATTATGGCGCAGGTTTTCATATTGCTTCCTGAATAAAATTTAATAATTGATCTGACCGTGAAGAATGCCTTAATTTTCTCATTGCCTTAGCTTCTATCTGTGAAACTCTTGCACGGGTTATTCCAAAAACTTCTCCTATTTCATTTAATGTCATTTCGTTATTTCCGTTTAATCCATATCTCATTTCTATAATTTTTTTCTCTCTTCCTTGCAGTGTATTGAGAATTTTATTTATTGCTTCTTTTAAATGAAAATTATCGTTATTTTCAATTTTTATACTGTACATATAATCTATATATTTAATATTACCTTCGAGACTTATTGTGTTTTTTTCAATAAAATTAAAATCTTCATTAAAAATATCTTCAGGCAAAACTTTAAAATGTTCGGATAATTTTATAGCCGTTTCAGTCCATTTGTTATTTCTTTTTGGAAATATTTTTAAACTTAAATATCTGCTAATTGTGTTTTTATCAAAATTATATTTACTACAAAATTCATTTACATTTTTATTATCCGACAATATCAACTTATAAAGAATGTTATTTTTTATTTTAATTTCTACTCTTATATTCTTATTCATATTTTTCACTCTCCAAATTTAAAAATATAAATCGCACGGTGGTTAATTATTCGGATCAACTCCGGCACTACCCCGCAAGTCCACTTCTCAATCTTTTTACCGTCTATTCCTTTATGTCGGGCGTCTCCCCATGTCCATTTGTACGGAAAACTTAATATTGCTGATTTGCTTATACGCATAACTTCATTGAATGCCGCAGCTTGATTGTCGAGATGCTCCCAGACTTGAAGGGCAACGAAACAGTCAAATTCATGCGTTTTAATCCGTTCGCCGTCTTTTTTAAATGGCGTCACGTCAAGATTGTATTCCGGATATTCATACAGAAAAGACTTATCACTTAAAGGCATCCCGCTTGTCCCTGCTTCAATCAACTTGCTGTCATCAGGACAGATTTCTTTTAAAATGTCGATGACCGACGACATATACTGCCACCGGTAAGACTTGCCTTCTTTCCAGTATTTGGAGTTTGAGGCGGCTACTTTTTCAAGGAATTTTTCATGTGTTAAATACATTATCTCGACTTCCTCCCGTCCTGGTGTTTTACTGTAGCCGGATAATTTAAGCCGCCATATATCGCCCCTGTCAATCCGCAGTGAGTTAAGTTTTCTTCTATACCCTTGCTACCGGGTTTTACCTGAAGTAGTGGTAAGCATTTTTCACGGTATGGCTTGACTTGTATTATGTGGGGATTGTTTGATAGAACGGATGTTTCACAGTAAATCAGCCCCGGCGCGATAATTTCTTTTAGTCCTATATCCCAACCGGCAATAATATTTGACCGTTTATTAAATCTGAAATGGTAAATATTTCCAACACTCATGACCGCTGTAATTTCTTCAAGGCTGTGTTTTATCAGGGGCTTTTCGAATCTCCAGTCGTGTTCTAACATAAAACAAAAATCCGCATCAGTGTTATTTACGGCTTGAATATATCCATCTGACAGGCTGTCTGTTTTGTGAACTACAGGAAAAAGTTTTTCTAAAGCTTCGAGATAATATTTTCCCTGTTTGTAATTCGGATGAGGGTCACAGTAAACCGTTACGGGATAATTGTCTCCGAACGTGTCAATAAATGACTTATATGTCCGCTCGATTATGTCTGTACGGGGAGCGCTTAAAGTGGAGTTGGTGAAGAGGTTAAGGGATATTTTCATTGACGCCACCTCAAAACAAATTCCTTGAAGAATAAAGTTATTATAATTGTTCCATCATTATAAAAAAATCCAAATAACTCTTTTTCTTTAATATAAAAATATTCAACTTTAAAAATTGAAATTGAAAACAATAAACTTTTTTCACCCATAAGTGGTGATTCTTTGTCAAATTTTATTTCTATTGGCAAGATTTTCATACCCGCACCGCCGCGATGTAATCATCATCAATATATAAATCATAATCTTGATTAAATGTAAACATTTCAGTAACCGCCCTTGTCACACCCTCAAACAGCCCGTAATCGTGGCAGAATAAATATCCGCCTTTCTTTATTTTCGGCAACCATGCCAGAATGTCGGCTTTGACATCTTCGTACGAATGTGAGGCGTCGATAAAAGCAAAATCTAATGTGTTATCCATAACCCATTTAACCGCTTCAAGTGAACCACCTCTCAATATATAAGCACTCATTTTATATTTATCAGCAACAGCGCAAGCCGTTTTATAATTCTGCTCGCACTCTTTCTCATATATTTTTCTATACGGCTCCGTAGCTGCATCGTCACCTTTCCCGGCGTAGGTATTCGGACTCCACATATCGATCATATGCAGTTTTAATCCATGGTGCATTTCAAGCAGATGTGCTGAACACTCGCCACGGTGTACACCTATTTCAGCGCCGATGGGGTTAGGAATATCTTTTATGCGGTCATAAATTGCATGCCAGCGGTAGCGTTTTTCAGTCATTTTCCCCTCGCTTCAAGCATGGCGTCGGCAAGTTTATAAGACTCTTCCGCAATTATGTCATAAAAAAATTCTCGATCTTCTATAAAACGAGTTTTATAATTATTTATTATACTCTGCATTGCCTTTGCTGCAAAGTAATCACGGAGGGACATGCCTTCTGGGTGATTTCCGTTATTTGTGACAATTGTTATTACATCATTATTATTTATCGGAAAAGCTGGACCGCCGTCTTTTAGTTTATCGCTCATTTTCGTATCTCCTTTTTTTACTTTTATCGCCTTTGCTTTGGTATTCGGGTATCGGGTACCCTTTATTTTTACACCATGCTTCAAGCAAAATATACCCGCTTCCTTTGTCGCCTGATTCTTTTATCATTCGTTCCCAGATTGGTCTCAAATAATCTGGAATGTAAACAGTCTTCTGGTTTTTATTGTAATTTGACATTTGCACCTCCATGTCAGGGAATGTAACATAGAGGCGTTGTAATGTCAAGCATAAAAATTAAATATCCTTTAAGCAAAAATTTCAGGATATTTTTTTATTATTATTTTTCTCATCTCACTCCTAACTTTATCGGCTCCAGCATAAAAGAAGTTTTTGCGAAGCAAAAATTTGGGTGAGTGCCGTAAGGCACGAACCTTTTATGCTGTGTTTTAGGTGAAACGGCGGCAATCTTTTTAGTAACCATTAGACTCTAACCACGCAAGTTTTTTTAACTGAGCTTGTGTTGCGGTACCGTTGGACCTATAAAACCTCAATTCATTTGCCTTTTCTATCTTTTTATTCTCGTCTCTGATTGCCTTGTTATATCTATTCATAGCCGAATTTCTTAATTTCTCTTGTTTCTTGTTACCGCATAGTGGCAATCCATATTTATCTGTCCCTGAATATTTCATAAGCAATTAAACTCCTTTTTATTAAACTTTCATCAATATTCAGATCCTCGCAGAGTAAAATCTCTGCAAAGAACAAATTTTTAAAGTCAATTTATACAAAAATTAGTATAAACTGATTCTTTTGCCATTTTCTTGCTGTGCTTTTATTTCTTCATTCTTAATATATTCAACAACAGCCCTTTCGACTATTTTTGCCATGCTTTCACTTTTTGAAGCAGCAAAAATTTTTAATTTTTTGTGAATTTCATTATCGATATTTACATTTAAAAACATGCGAACCTCCTATTTTTATCAAATATAGCAATATATATTTAATATAAATTTGTCAACCCTTTTTCAAAAAATCGGCGATTTTTCCTCAATTGCAAAAAAATTACAAAAAAAATGTAATAAATTACAAAAAATTACATTCAATGTAATTGAATTAAGCATGATTCAATCAGCACTTTCTCAATTTATTACAAAATTACGTTTTTTTGAAAACCATGCTCATATAAGAAGATAAATATAAAATTCTATATAATATTATACATTATTTTATTTTTATTTTTTCTTATTATATATGTTAATATTACTGTAATTTTGTAATATATGTAATATATTATATAATTTATTATTATTATCTTCTTATATGTAGTTATTTATACAGACTATTTTTTTATCAAATTGTAATTACATTTTTTCATTTTAAAATTACATTTCTAAAAAAAAATGTAATTTTTTTGTATTTTTTTAAAAAAATGCTTGACATTATATTTTTTGTTGTTATATTGATATCATAACAAATTAAAAAAATGGAGGAATGAGATGACAAACATACAATTCATACCTACATATAATAGCAGCGATGAGGGGTATACAGCGATTAAAATTGCATTTGAGAGACATCCTCAAATGAAAAAAGCGTTAATAAAATATTCTAAAAACCATACTCCACAAGGAGCATGGAATTTAGAAAATATAAGAGCAAAAGAGTTGGGCAATAGTAGCCCAACACATTTTGAGGAGTATTGGTTCCAGATGGGGGACGTTAAGTTCTCCCTTGAGACAAACTGCTTGTCTCCTTCCGTGCTCGGAAGAGACAAGTTTATTATTACTATTGAGAATGAAAACATAAAAACAATCATCACTCCTCGTTGTTTTCATTCTTCTGCTAACCGTGCTTAAAATAAGCACGGTTTTTTTATTTCTTAAATTCCCCAACGACGGGGGAAATAATACCGTCGCAATTCCAAGGAGGTAGTATGATAAACAGTAATAACAAATATTACACAATTACAATTTATTTTGTTACAAAGGAAGAGAGAGATGATTTTAGAAATTATCTCTTAAACAGGAAGGCTAAAGGAATAGCCTACTACAGAACAATCAACGAGATGTTGATTGCGCATAAAAAAATGTTTAAAGATATTGACGAAAATTAAATTTCTTGACTTTAAGAAAAATAAGGGTATCCTTGTTTCATGAATATCAAGATCGATGACAAACAACTAAAACAATTCAAAAAAATGTGCCGTTCTGGGCAGAAAGAATTTCAATATGTCACGGCTGAGTATTTAAATTCTTCTGCCTTCAGGGCACGAGAATTAAATATCAAAAATCTTCAATCTCTTATGACAATAAGAGACCAGCGCTTTCTGTCCTCTGCTTTAAGAGTTGAAAAAACGAAACCTGTTTCTATAAACCAGCAAATTGCAATATCGGGCAGTTCGTTGGCTTCGGTTTTCTTTACGCCAACCAGCTCCCCGTTTTTCCACGTTAGCAATATTTCACCCGTGAATCGCTCCGCGCGTTCATTGAAAAAATCTATCCGACCTTGTTGTGTAATCATAAAAATATCTCTCCTAAGTTTTAATACGCCGATTATATCACAAATAAAAATTTATGTGTTCAGGGCTTAGCAGGGCTTAGAAAAAAAACTATATTACAAAGCCACGATTTACAGGCTGGAAAGAGCAGGAAGACGGAGGCACAGCTGAGCGAAAAAGAAAAATTACAATATCTGCAAGAGGCGGAAGTAAGCAGGCTAAAGCACAACAAAAAATATTCATATTCCCATTTGAACCTCACATATTTAAGTATCCACTAAAGTGATGGAATTGAAATTCAAAAAGGTCATTTTTGCCCTCAAAAAGGTCATTCTGTTCTTAAAATATACACAAATATCTTTTTATCTATTATTATTTGCATATAAAAACACTAAAATAACAACGCTATATTAGTGCTTTTTATACCTTGTAAAACTCCATTTTTCCAAATAATGACCTTTTTGAGCCCCGAATGACCTTTTTAATGACCTTTTTAAATCCCGTTTATAGGCGTTTATAGCCGTTTATTCTACAATATACTCTCCTCTGATTGAATAGACCATTTCACGACTAACTTACTTTTTCGCTCTCTAACTGCTGTGTTTATATATATAAGCACACAGTGTTTTATAAATGGCGTAGATAAATTACGCTTGAAACGGTCAAAAGGTCATTATCACTACTTTCTTCTATTATATGCTTTTATTTTATGCCCTATATATAACACTATCCACGCACACTAACACGCTCACTGTTATAATACATACACTTATATATATCTGCATACAATACTATCAATGTATTATACCCTATCTGATGCACTATGCATCAATATATTATTATTTATATCTTATCAGGTATAACAGGCTATATATAAAGCACCCTCTAATCACGCTCATAGCCCTCTATAGCTATCAATCTATATATATTCAGCCTGTCTGCTGATAAAAAAATATTTATTTGTGCTGCCGCCGGGAAAAAATAATTATTATTAAAAATAAAACAAACAATTGGGTCCTCCTGACGATATATGCTGGAAGTCAAGTGCCAACCTGCCGACGATGACCTCTATAAAAATTTTCATAATACCTTAAGAAATTTAGAATTAACTTAACTTAATTGCTTGACATTTAATTTATATATGTTATAATTCCCTTTATTATATCGGAGATGTTTCATGAATCTTATTACAAAAGCAGAAGCAAGCCGGATTCTTGGCATAAGTGAAGTTGCAGTCCATCATTGGCAGAATAAAAACCCGCGTCCTGATTTTTTCGTAGAAGACGAAAACGGTAATTTGAGAATTGATACAGACAAAGAATCATGGAAAGCAAAATTGAACGGAGCGCGTAAAACCAGACACGCCAAAAAAACATCAGACGGCATGATGAGAAAGAGGGAACTGAAAAAAATTATTTCTTCATCGGTTAACGGTGTTGAGGACGATGGAGAAATTGAGACGGAGAAAAGAGAGAGAAAAAATATTCCTATTCCAGAAGGTGACCCCGAAATAATGGAGTTGAACCGGCGCGCAGCAATAGCAAGTTTAGAGAGTGAAATTTATAATGCAAAAATAAAAGAGGAAAAATCTAAACAGGAAGAAATTAGAACATTAGAAATAAAAAAAGAATTAGCACCGATGTATTTAGTGAAATACTTTTTTTCTTTTGCTGAAAATATGGTTCAAAGAAGTTACAGGCGATTTCAGGAAATAAGCCCTGAACTTGAAGCATTATATCTCGGAGGAAAGAGAGAAGATGCTGTTAAGTTTTTAATTAGAGAGCAGGAAAGTATTACCCGCGAAGCGGTGGATAAATTAAAAAAATCCATAAAAGAAGAAGGATATGATATGGAGAATATTGAGAAATGATAATTGATAAAGATATAGATTCAATCGCCCGTGAACGTCTTATAAATTATATTGATAGATGGAAACTTGATTCACGTTTAGAATTACCCTCCGAATGGGCGGCAAGATGCCGTTATCTTCCGCAAGGGGTAACCGCTCGGCCTGGAAAGATAGACCATTCTATAGCTCCCCACATGGTGGAAATTTGCGATTGCGCCCATCCTGACTCGGGAATAATTCAAATAACCATAATGAAATCAACTCAAAGTCTAGCGACTACAACGATTGAGCACGTTATAGGATGGGCAATAGAATACGGTTTGCACAATATACTATATATAACATCATCTTTATCGATGGCAAAACAAAGGTCATCCGCAGCCATCGACGTTTTAATAGACAATTCTGGACTTGCTGACAAAGTAAAGCCAATATCAAATAGGATGAAGAGAAAGACCGCCGACAATACTTTTTGGAAAGAATTTTCCGGCGGCTATAGAATGATGCTTACAAGCTGGAACAGTATAGCAGACGCAAAATCTTTTAGCTGGGATTTATTGATTTTTGATGAACTCGACGAAGCACCGTATGAATTAGCAAATCAGGGAGACCCTGAACATTTGTTTTCAATGCGTGGTATTACAGCAAGGAATTTAAAAATATTTAAACTATCAACGCCCACGACAACGCAAGGGCGTATAAATAAAAATTTTCTTGCGGGAGACCAAAGATATTATAACTGTCAATGTCCAATATGCGGAGAATTACAAGTTTTGACCATGATGTACGGCGGGCGTGATTATGGACTTTTCGGGCGCTCTGAAGTAAAAGATAAAATTACACAGATAATACCCGAAAGTGTGCGATACACCTGCAAACATTGCAAAAAAGAAATATATGAATATCAGAAGCAGGACATGTTAACCGGCGGGAGGTGGATCCCCACCGCAAGGCCAATAAATCCGGCATACAGAAGTTATCACATCAGCAACCTAATGTCCCCTATTGCATTTTTTTCTTGGGTAAAAGTTATGCAGAATTTCTGTGAAACTGATTTCGGACAAAAAATAACATCTTTAAAATCTTTTATGATAAATATTCTCGGTGAACCTTGGGAAGCCCGCACAGAAAAAAGAAATTATTTAGACCTATACAACAAATCCGAAGATTATCCTTTAGGCATATTACCAGAAGGTGCACTCATAGTCACAATGGGCACTGACGTCCAAAAAATGTATCTGCAATATACCGTTGTCGCATGGGGGCGTGACATGCAGTCGTGGGTAATAGACGAAGGAAAATTCCACGCACAGAACGGAACAAAAGATAAGAATGACAGATGCTGGCAGGACTGGCGAAATTTTATTTTAACAAAAAAATATAGGCTCAAAAAGTGTGAAACGGTAGAAGTAATAATAAGCCGTGTCGCAATAGATTCAGGCTATAACCCTGATAACGAAAAAATAGACGGCACAGACATAACTTATGAACATACAGTCTATGAGATGGTAGCCCGCACACCACGAACAATTGCATGCAGGGGTAATGCAAAATTAAAAGACACAATATTAAAAGAGGAGCGAGTTAAAAGGCAGTCACCCTTAAAAACACGTTATGACCACGCGATAAACGAGTTAAAAGACGAGATATTCGTCAAGGTAGATTTACCCGCCGGAGCACCGGGTAAAATGCATTTTACAAAACAACTCGGAGAGGAGTTTTTCAGGGGCTTTCTGTCAGAAGTTTATGCGGAAACCGAACCGGGAAAATGGAATTACAGAAAAATATATGAACGTAATGAACCTTTAGATACGTGGATTTTAGCGCGTTCAGCAGCGGAACATCTGAATTTGAGTAGTTGGACAGAACAGATTTGGAATGATGTGGAGATGAGGTTATTAAAATAATGCTTGACAAAAAATAACAGATAAATTATAGGTTATATATATCAAAAAGGGCACACACCCATTATCCAACTCTCTTCTCTCTTTCATGGAACCTCTTTTTTTGATTTTTTGACCGCCTGCAAAAGGGCGGTTTTTTTTAATTGAAAAAAATTGTCAGATGACGATAATATTAGTAGATTATATTTTTCAAAAAGAGATAAACGGCAATGATTAAGGAGGCTGGTATATGGCAATAACAGATATACAGATTCAAGAAAATAAAAAAGGTATTGATACAAAAAATCAAATTCATTTAAAATATCAAGATAAAATCAATCTCGGTGCTTTTTATACTCCATCAGAATATGTTAATATAGTTTGGGAAATGATAAAGCCTTTCTTGAATGATAAGAGTATAGTTCTTGATAGTTCCTGCGGATATGGAAATTTTTTTGATTACGAAATTAGTTGTCAAAAAAAAGCAAATGATATTGACCCTATTGCAGTTAAAAAAGCAAAAGAAAATTTTCCTGAAATTGATATTTATAATAAGAATGCTTTATTTGAAGTAAAAAGAGAAATGTTTAATATTTCTGATGATAATGAATTAATTATTATTGGAAACCCGCCTTATAATGATATTACTTCTATAATAAGAAATAATATAAAAAAAAATAATATAGAAATATATTACGACATAAAAACAAGAGACTATGGAATGTCTTTTTTATTATCCTATGCAAAATTAAATTCAGATATAATCTGTGTCTTACATCCGCTATCATATTTGATTAAAAAATCAAATTTCAATTTGCTGAAAAATTTTACAAATCACTATAAATTAATTGATGGAATTATTATCGACAGTGCAACTTTTAAAGAAACCTCAAAAGGTATTTCTTTCCCTATTATAATCTCACTATATAAAAAAGAAAGACAAGGTATGGATTATGACTACATTTTTAATTTTAAATTTAAAACAATAGATAATAAAACTTTCTCTTTGAAAGACTTTGATTTTATTTCTAATTACATTAATAAATATCCATTAAAAAATATCAAACCTGATAGAGATGATATTCTTTTTTGGACAATGAGAGATATAAATGCTCTGAAAAGAAATAAAACCTTTGTTCGAGAATTTAGTTATAATGCTATTATTATAGATAAAAATAAATTAGATTATTACATCTATGTAGATGTTTTCAAACAATTTAGCCACTTAATTCCATATTACTTTGGAAATTTAGATGTATTCATAGATAATGAGAAATTTAAAAAATATAAAGATTATTTTATTTATGAATGCTTAACAAGAAATTCTTTTTTGAAAGAACATGTCAAATACAATGGCAATATTTCTTTACAAGAGGCAAAGGATTTTATAATAAATTATTTTAAATTTTTAACTGGAGAACACTATTCCGATTGAAACATACCTGCATACATTTTTTTAATTTACATATAAAAAATCATTGACAGTATTTTAGTATATTCTATAATTGACGCATGAATATAATAATCCGTACATGTGGCGAACGCACTACACAAAAATGTATAGAGCTTGCAAAAAAGCAAGGTAACGTTCATATTATTTCAGAAAAACCGTTTTCAAAAGCTATAAAAAAGACATATGAAACATCTATTTCAGTCGGTGACAAATGGACACCGGTTATAGACGCCGACGTTTTACTTTATGACAACACACTGCAAAAAGCAATAGACGAATTAAACACATTACCGGATAATATTTTTTGTTTAGACGGAAAAACCGACGATAAAATATTTAATTGTCCACGACGTGCAGGCATACATATTTACAAAACAGAATTACTCCCCGAAGCGCTGAAATACATAACCCACGAACATATAAAACCGGAATCAAATATCCGCCGACATATGGAAAAACAAGGTAAAATTACATACACCGGTAATATTATTTTCGGAAAACACGACTTTGAACAATATTATTGCGATTTATGGCGCAAATCGGTCTGTCAATCTCAAAAGCTCGCTAAAATGATAAAAAATAAAAACATAGTTCAGCACTGGCAAAAAATGCAGAAAATTGATACAGATTTTAAAGTTATTTTAGAAGCTCACAAATACGGAAAGACACTGACTGAAGAAATCAGAATTGACGCCGACGAAACATACAACGCAAAAGAAAATTTGAGAAAACTAAACATAAAAGAAAAGGCTGAACTTTGAAAATATACAAATACAAAAATTATAACGAATATGTCACCTGCCAGAAAGAAGCAAACGCCCGCAAGTCTGCAAATATATGGGCGGTTGAAGAAAATATTAAATTTCTTGCCGACTATGTAAATAAAAATATAGAAGCTAAAAACGGGCTATGTCATGGCACACGCGGAGGTTACGAACAGAAATGGTTCAATAAATATATTTCCGGCTGCCTGACTATCGGCTCAGAAATAGGTGATGCAAGTGCGGAGAATACAATTCAATGGGATTTTAATATTCAGAATCCTGACTGGATAAACAAATTTGATTTTATATATTCAAATTCTTTTGACCACGCATTTAACCCGATGGAAACCATAAAAATATGGTTTGAGCAATTAAAATCCGGCGGTTATATTTTTTTAGAATATGACAAACGACAGGAACATACCGGAGAAATCAGCAAAAGCGTAAACAAGACAGACCCCGTGTCAATTACAGTCGATGAACTTATAACGCTTATACCTGCATGGCTTGACTATAAATGCAAAATATCAGTAATCGATATGCCAGTAGTAAAAAAAGTATATCAAAAAACAGTGATAATAAAAAAGGTATAAAAATTGAAAAGATGGGAAACTATAATTAAAAGATTTAATCCTGATGACAAACTAATCGGCGCGGAAATAGGAGTATTCGAGGCTAAAAACTCAAAACAGCTTTTAACTGGATTACCTAATTTATTTTTGTATATGATAGACAGGTGGTGTGAATATTCTCCATCCGAAAAATTGGGAGATGTCAGTGCATACATGACAAATCATGACGCCGAAAAATGGGAAATGATATACCAAAAAGCAGTGAGAAAAATTTCACCATTTGCAGGGCGCTATAAAATAATAAAAAGAGGCAGTTTGAGCGCCGTAAAAAGATTTGATGATAATTTTTTTGACTTTGTTTTTATCGATGCCGACCACAGTTACGAGGGATGTCTCGCGGACATTAGAGCATGGTTACCAAAGATTAAAAAAGGCGGTTATCTATGCGGACATGATTATACGCGTTCGGGTGTAAAAAAATCGGTTGATGAAGTTTTGAAAAACGTAGAACTTGATGATGATAAAACATGGTTTTACAGGGTGTAAGGTGATACAATGACAGATATTCCTGTTTATATTTTAATTAGAACATCAGGCAGACCGAAATATTTTAAAACCATGATGGAGTCTGTCAAGGCACAGACATATAAAAATATTATAACAATAGTACACACTGACGACCCACGTGATACTTATGTCGAGGGAGATATAATAATAAAAGGCAGCAGATTTTCACCGCTACAGGGAACGGCGCCTTATAATTTATATAACAACAGACTACTTGACGCGATACCGGACGATGAGCCGGGATATTATTGTTTTATCGACGATGACGACAAATATCACAGCGATGATGCAATAGAAAAATTTGTTACACAGTGCAAAGAAGATTACATAAACGTCTGCCGTGTAATACGCTGGAACGGTGTCATATTTCCAAAGAACTGGAAAAATCAAAAATCATTTCAAACTGAATGCTTTATGTTGCACACAAAGTTTAAAAATAAATCCCGATGGTGGGCAAACAAAGGCGGCGACCATTATTACACACGCAATCTGACTTGCTGTGAAAATGAACCGCTCGAAATAAACTGGATTGATGACCTTATAGTCTGCGAAGCGCAAACAGGCAAAGGACACGGCAAGCGCATAGACATAGATGGCAAAGGTGAGAGGCGCCTCGGTAAAACAGACAAAATAGCAGTATATTTTTTGCGTGATGTAATGTCGCCATTTCCCGCAAGAGGCAAAAAGGGAGAAACAAAAATTATACAAGGCAATTATGCGGAATATCTGGAGAAAAAAAATTTAGGTGTTATAATGCACTATGATAATATCGGTTTCACTGAAACGGAAGTATAACAATAATTGAGGAAGGGAGAAAATAATGCGATGCCGCAAAATGAAATTATATTTAAACTTATCAGCCTTCTGCTTGGTATTGTCGGCTCTCTGTTGTTATTTGGCGGCGGGCTTGTTGTTTACATATTCAAGCGCCATGTGTCGGACAACGATTGCCAATTTGCAAAAAACAGAGACGAGCATATCAGAATCTTTAATAAAATAGAAGAGAAAGCGGACAAGAAAAGATGAACATAAAATTTAATCCTGATAATTGCATCGGTTGTGGTACATGCTTAGAAAATTGCAAGGGTGAAGCATTTAAATCGGATGAAAAATATTCATGCACATATATTTCTGACAGATGTTTACATTGTGAAGATTGTGAAGTTTTAAAAACCTGTTTGGGAGATGCGGTCGAATATGTATAAATTTGAAATATTGCAAAGCATAGCAAGACAATATAACCAGATGAGTGATGACTCACTTTTATGGAAAGACATAATGCTCGTTCTCGATTGCACAGAAAAACAAGCAAAAAAATATGCGTTAAGCCACTGTAATTCGGTGTCTTTCTGGATGGGCTTATTTATCACTGATAAAATCGCATGTAATTACGACGAATATTTTAAAATCGGTTACGAATCGGGATATATTAGAGCAGACGGATATATCACAGACAAACCGGCGTTATGTGAAAAATTAGGAGTTAAAAATTTTGAACTGAACTTTATTGAAGATTACAACCAGATAATAAATCCAACAAAACTAAAACCGGATGGAGTTTATCAGCTCAGAATTTACACTGGCAGAACACTAACCGGAAAGCGAAAGAACCACTTTATTATCTGCATGATGAAAATGGGCGCGCTATTTTTATTCGATACAATGAATCGCGGTGTTGGTGTATTAGCATTTAAAGAGATAAAAGAGAAACAATTTGAAAAATTACTTGATATGAATTGAGGAGAACTGAAATGGCAAAAGAAGAAATAAAAGCCGTCAGCGAAATTTTAGGCAATAAAACAAAATTCAAGCGCATAAGAAATATTATACTTATAATTTGTATAACACTGATAATAATAACAATAGCAGGTTTTTATTTCGGAGCAATAAATGTCAGCTTCTAAAGATTGTTGTTTTTTCTGCTCAAAATATATTTATTGCGTGGAAATGAAAAACGGAAACGACATTAAAAAATGCTTTATACCCATAAAAGAAAATGAAAAGGATAATAAAAATGATAGTAGATAATGTAATTACGGCAGCTATAACTTGCATGTGCCTGCTCTTTATATTTTTTATGATTTCAATGTTTCATGATGGAGATAATTTAAGATGACAGAAACAAAAATACCAGTATTGACATATTCCCGTGTATCGGGATATTATAATCCCGTTATAGCATTCAACAAGGGGAAAAGAGAAGAATTTTCAGAGCGTAAAATGATAACATTAGAGGGGGTACTAAATGCCATTCGGAATACCGACAGACACAAATAAATTCTGGAATGTAAAAGAACTCGCATTCCAGCACACACATATGTTTTATGGCTTCTGGATTGCGTTTTTTATTTATCATTTTTTTCCGCTGATTTACATACCCGTGTTATGTGGTTTTATTTCTGGATTGCTTATGGAGGCTTATCAATATCGGAAATATATTAAAGCATTAGAAATACCCAAATCATGGCTGGATTCAATAAGAGACTTAAGTTTCTGGATAATCGGCGGGTGCTTGAATTATATTTTAATTTTTATGGGTAAATAGAATGTATAAAATATTTTCCGCTCTTATCTTATCGGTAATAATATTTTCCGTCGGTATTTTCTGCGGTTATAAATTAACAACGCCGAAGCAGATAACAAGAGAGGTCGAAGTTATAAAAACCATCGATAAAATTGTTTACCGTGATTATTCAAAATCTGATTGTTGTAAAATAGCCTATAATTATGACACAACATCGATGCAGATTAAATATAATATAAACAGCTTGCAAAAAAATTATACCGACATTGATGTGACATGGCGATTATATGAGCGCACCGGAGCGGAAAATATACATGTTCCCGTTTATCAGGAGGGCAACTGGAAATTTTATGCCGGAATAGGAATCGGGGTGGTTGTGATCGGTGGTCTGTCGTATATGATTTTAAAATAATTCTAATTTTAACATATAAAAAAGTGTTGACAAAACAGCATATATATATTATGATTGCAAAAAGTTAAACAGTATTTTAGAAAATTATTAAATAATAAATATATTAAAGGCTAAAAAACTATAATGGAAAATAGAGATTTTGGATGGGCAATAAATCAATTAAAATCCGGTAAAAAGGTTTGCCGTGCCGGATGGAACGGAAAAGGAATGTGGCTTTGTTTAATGCCATCTTTTGTTGTAGACACACCAAACGAGAGAACGCAAAAACACGGAATTAAACAATCTTTTGAATGTGGGGCATATATCGTAATGTGGACAGCACAAGGTATATGGCAACCCGGATGGCTCGCAAGTCAAAATGATATTTTAGCCGAAGACTGGGAAATATTTAATCAGGGTGACTAAATGACAGAAGCCGAAATATTAGCAGAAATAGCCTCCATAAACACCGCACTTGAACATATACGCAAGGGTGGTCAATCCTATACAATAACATCCGCATCCGGTGCGGGAACTTCCAGAACCGTAACAATGGCAGATTATAAAATGCTGTCAGAAGAGCGCGACAAATTATACAGGCAATTAGCATCTTTAAGCGGGACACGCGGTTACAGAATGAGACCCATGTGGTAATTATATGTCAATAATGATAATTAACAACGGCAAGTTACAAAATTTAACAAATCATGCACAATTAACCGGTGATAAAATCCCCGGCGATTTAGATACATGGAATTATTTCGGCACAGATCCAAATGAGATATTAAAATTAAGCTATGATATATTATGCCAGAGAGCAACAACACTTTATCACACACACCCGCCGGTAACAGCGGCAATAAACAAGCAGACAGCTTATGCAATCGGTAATGGTCTTGCATATCGCAGTCAACCCGACTGGCAGACACTCGGAATAACAAAAGAAAAAGCAAAAGACTGGGGAATGAGATTTCAGAAGCTCGTTCATTACGCTTTTTTGATGCTTAATTATTACGAAAAACAGGCAACACTTTTTTGCACCAGCTTGATTATGGGTGACAGCGTTTTACTTTTCGACCGTGAAACGCCTGATGAAAATATGCCTTTTGACCTTATAGAAATCGGTGGAGACCAGATAAATTTTCAGGCAACGCCGAAAGGCTCAGAACTAATAACACTCGGTATTATACACGACAAATTTTTACGTCGCAAAGGTTTTGTGTTAAACGATATTCAGCAATCTCATATATATTTCAAAGATGCAAACGGCGACCAGAACGCAATACAATTTTACGATAAAAAAATGGCACGTCAATTAAGGGGGATGCCGTTATCATATAGAATTATAGCCGCTGCAAAGAATAATGATCGTTGGTGGGATGCAATGCTTGCCCGTGCTGTCATGGAATCAACCATGCTCGGATTTTCAAAGTCAGACCAGACAGACACGCGTGAACAGGCTTTAAGAATAGCGCAGGAAGCGCGCGGCATAGACGGCATCAGCGCAAATCCGGCAAGCGGATTATCAACACTGACAAACACCGCGAACATGCCGACCGGCTCTATAATGCAACTTGACAGTAAGGGTGATTTTCAATTTGTAGACTTTAAAACACCTTCGAATAATTTTGATAAATTGCAAACAGCATATATTGAATGTGTCGGCATGGCAACAGACACGCCTCCTGAAGTTGTAATGAGTAAGTATTCAACAAGTTTCACAGCGCACAAGGGAGCTTTAAACGATTTTATAAAATTTTATACACAAAAAAGATTTAATTTTATTCGCAACGTGAATAAACCCGTAATCCGTGAGATTGCAAAATGGCTATTTATGGAAAATTTAATCGAGATGCCTAACCCTCTCTTTTTCAAAGACCCGATAATTCAAGAGGCAACATTGGCAGGTATATGGCTCGGTCCTGTTCCAGGACATATAAATCCTGCACAAGAAGTCGGCGCACTTGTTACAGCAAAAGACAACGCATTTATCACGCCTGCAGACGCGGCAGCACAATATGGAGGTCGTGAATGGGATGACCAGATAGAAGAGTGGCAGCAACAGATGGAAGAGTGGCAAAAAATGTCACCCGAAAAACAAGCGCAAGTCCTACAGCAGGATATGGAAAAAAAGACAACAAGTGAAATTGACATAGATGACGAACAGGAGGTTGAAGAATGAAAACTATGTATTTATCCGGCATAGTCGGATATGAAATAACAGCAGACAATATAAGATCGCAGATCAATGAAGGCTCAAAAGAAAAATTACAGGTAATTGTAAATTCTCCCGGCGGATTCATAATTGATGCGTTTGAAATTTACAATATTTTTTCCAGTTATAAAGGCGAAGTTGAATTTATTATAAACGGCATGGCGGCAAGCGCAATGAGTTATATTATAATGTCAGGTGACAAAATTTCAGCGTTTAAAAATTCTATCTTTATGGCTCACAGAGCACAGTCAATCGGCATCGGTGATGCGGACGAAATACAACGTGAAGCCGACATAGCCCGTGCAATGGATAATGTTTTATCTGAGGCTTATTCTAAAAAAATGAAAAAGCCAAAAGAAGAAATTTTAGCAGAAATGAAAAATGAGATATGGCTTATAGGTTGGGAGTACTTAACTAATGCCGGTATAATCGATAACGTAATAGATTCGGCAGATGAAATAGACATACCGGATGAAGAGAAAAAACAGGAAATAATGTTCACCGATTCAGAGCTTGCCAAATATGGAGAGCTGGAGAAAAAGAAAAAAGCGCAATTAAAAATATTAGAATGTCAAAACAGAATGTCAAGAGATGTCGAGAGAATATCAAGAAATAAAAACAAAGCAGCAGCACTGTTAAAAACGGATTTAACACCAGTTGGAAAACCGGTAGAAAATAATATAACGGAGGAACAAATGAACTTACAGGAATTTTTGAAGTCTAATCCTGAAGCTGAAGCGGAATTTAACAAAGCCCTCCAGTCCGCAGAGCAGAAGGGAATAGATTCAGTGCAAGCAAAATTTGCAAACGACAGAAAAAGAATAGCAAACATTCTTGAACTGTCTGGCATAAAACTTCCCGATTCAACTATTGAGGCAATCGAAAACAATATTGATGAGGGCGAGTTTGCGAAACAGGAACTTATGAGGCAAAGAGAACTCAGAGCAGAAAAAAAAGAATCAGCTTTTGCAAACATCAGAATTGATTCAGCACAAACACCTGGAGCACAAGCGCCGAATGTCGTAGCACAGGTTGATGATTTTGATGAAAAGCTAAACAAGGCATTTGAAAACAAAGGGGGTAAAAAATAATGGCGACATCTTACGCAACAGAAAATCTAATATGCGGACAAATTCAGACCGACCAAGTAAAACTGAAAGCTGGCACATATTACAGAGGCATGCCTCTCAAGTATACAGCGGCATCAGATTATTATGAATATGATGCAACACCGGCAAACCTTGCAGCGATTTATCTTGGTAATCCTCAAGCAACAAGCAGAGTACTTTCTGCCGCCGGTTATGATGCAGTTATTAAAGGCGGACAGGTTTTTCAGGACGGATTTGTGGACAATTCAGGTGCAGCACTTACAATCGATGAAGACTATATAGCAGCAGCCGCAGCAAACGGCTTCTATATCAAAAAGAAATAAGGAGGAATAGAACACAATGGCAGATACATTGGATAAATTTACCAGGACACTTAAAAGGCTTTACGAAGAAACCGGAAATATGTTGCTCGGCGGTAAAAAAGGAATTGACCAATTTCTTTTTGACATTGATGACATGGACACAAGTGCCAATTTTGCAATTGACCAGCTTATCGTAAACCCCGAAGCCGTAGCATTCAGACATCCCGACGAAGAATCTCACGTAAGAAAATATTCAGCCGGTACAGGAAAAATTTACGAAGTGCCTCACGCATCAGAAAAAACGCCAATAAGTGAAGCTCTCAGGGACGCGGTTGTCGCAGGTATTGAATCAACAGGTTCATTCAGCTCGAAACATGCCAAAATGGTTCAGAACATAATCAATCAGCACGTTGTAGCACACACAGTAACGAGATGGAAAATGGCGCTTGATACAATCAGAACCGGTATATTTGCACCTCTCGGTATAGGCGGGAAAGATATTGGAATTAAAATTGATTATGGCAGAGATGCGTCACTGTCAATTACTTATGATTTTACCGCTGCCGGTGCTGATATAAACGAAGCGCTCAAAGAGCTTATTGACGCTTACCGTGCACAAGGCGGCTCTTATGATAACATGTGTATAATTCTCGGCCGTAAGTGGCTCAAAGAATTTGCAACAGATACAACCGTTATCGAGTATATGAAAGCGAACAGCGCAAATCAGATTGTAATGCAGTCAATTATGCCTCCTGAACTTTTTAACACTCAGGGACTTATGATGATGGCAAGATATCTTGTTCCCGGTGAGGTTGCTCCAGTTTATATTTGTGCCTTCGAGCCTCGATATAAATATGTTGCTTATGTTGGCGCAACAGCAGCAGATTTTATGCCTGAAGATGAAGCAATAATTTTCTCTATCGGTGACGACAGATACCGTGTATTCAGGGGAGTAGATGCTCTTGATGGTAACGAAAAAGCAGTAAGAACAGTCGGCGAAATTGTGTTTGACTCATTCAACACCAAAGACCCGGTAACTGAACTTATCCGCTCACAAACAAGAGTTGCATTTGTTCCGGGCAACATCAATAGGACTGCAAAATCAGCAGGCACATTCCCAGAATCATAACAGGTGTTAAACGGTAAAATATGACAACAAGTGCACTTGACATATACAAGTTACATCTGGCTGAACAGCTCGGAGAAGACGGGGTATTCACAGAACCGGCAATATTCGACCCGTCCGGTGCAGATGTAACTTTGTCAGGTGTATTTGACGAAAATAATTTCAGAGGCAATAAAGACGCTGCGGGCGTACAAATGAAAAAAGACGGCGCCCGCTTTATTGTCTCAGAGATTACAGCTTTTGATTTATACGACAATGTGCAATTATATTTAACATACAGGGATAAGATGTACACGATTCAGGAAGTTGAACGGGATGAACAGGGGGTGCAGGTGTTATGGCTCGTTTAATTTTTGAATATAATGACAGACAGTTTGATTTCATGCGTAAACTTGTAGAAATTTTTCCGCAAGTCAGAGCGCAGATGCTCGGCTATGTGGGCAAAGAAGGCAAGACAAATTTAAAAACAAAATTACTTTCAGGGCAATCTTTAAATTTAAGAAAGTATCCCGAAGATAAACGCGGACGGCGTACAGTCGGATATTCAATAAACAGGCGTGCCGATATGGTTTCAATATCAAGTTATCCGGTTAATCTTTTTGAACGTGGGCGAAGATTAAGAGGCGGAAAAAAAGAACCGGCAAGAAATATAATCAGAGGCAGATTAAAAGGCATAATGCAATCAGACTTACAAAGAATACTGAATGAATTTGATAATAAATTTCTCGATAAAGAAATGAAAAAAATATGAATAAACTTCACGACATAGTAACAACTTTTTCACTTGATATGCAGACCGACTTGCAACCGCTATTGACGGCGGAAGGATTGACACCTTTTGAAGAAATACAAATCGGCGGAAGTCGCGACAGTAAAAAACTTTCGTTATTTATCTATGATAATTCAGTCCAAAAATTAGCAACTGAAAACAGACTATCGTTATATTTTCAAGCGCAATTATATAGAATATCTTATGAGGATTCACTAAAATATCAGGAAGTTATTACAGATTATATGATAGCTTATGACCCAAAAAATATCGGAATGACAATGTTAGAAAACATAGAAATCGAGAGCATGGATATAATGCAGAATTTATCAGTCTATCTTTATTTTGCAATTACATTTTCTGAGCCTTTAGACTCATGCGACTAACGGAGGTTATATGACTAAAGTAGTAATACAAGACGGCAAGCGGACATCGTACTGCGGAAAACGCAATGAAGAAAAACTAAACACACCGGATGTTTATAGCGTTGTTAAAAATCAACCTGAAAAAAAAACATCTGCCAAAGTTGAAAGTGAAAATATAGATGATAGTTTATCATCTGACAATATAGGAATTAAAGGAGAATAATAATGAGCATAAAACACAAAGGAAGCGACTCTATACTTTACAATGCAGTAAAGGGAACTCTTGTTACATCCGGCACGCTGGCAGCAAATAGCTGGTATAAGATTTCCTCATTCGGAACAGCAAGCGCCCTGCCTGCCCTTAAAGTCGGTTCAATTTTCAAAACACCCGAAGGCGTAGGTGATGCAATTACACTTGCAAGCGGTGACAGTGTTTACCCTCTTACACTTACAGAAGTATGCAAAGTTGACGTTGAAATTTCCGGCGAGATGGGTGTAATTGACGTTACGGATTCATGCGATGCCCCGTATATGTCAAACATTCCTGACGGTTTTACTAACCTTTCAGGCTCAATAAATACTTTTCTGAGGTTCGACGAGGACACAGATGAACTTGTGCCGGTAACTAAAGATTTTCTTGTTAAGTTTTATGACATCATAGAAGACGACGGAGAGGGAACATACACGCTAACCGCGCAGAATGACAACGACCTTCTGCTTATGATACTGCTTAACAGCAAAAACGCAGGGGTAGACGGCAAAGTTGAAAATTGGCTGATAACACCGGCAATACTTAACAGCGTATCTAATAACGTTGCACTTAAAGACGCATTCAAAGGTGATTACGGATGGACTAAAGGACAAGGCCCGGCGAGCTTGTATCTGCGAACAGTACCAACAGCATCAGCATAAAAATATATAAGGAGATTTATCAAGATGAAATTAAGAGCTATAAAAATTGAAAAACGCTTTATTCCGGAATGGAATGACAACAAAAAATTGCCGTCCAACGAACAGGTGGTAATAGAATTTTCACGCATACCCGCGACAAGCGAAGAGCAGAATTACAAGGGCTTTAAATTTGATTCATCCGGAACAATGCAACTTGTATATAACGATAATATGCTTGTATCAACTTTTGTTTCAAAAGTTCATAATCTTGAAATCGGTGACGAAAAAATTAAAACCGGTGCAGAGTTAGCTTCAGCTAACAATCCGTTGTTGAAAGATTTATTTACAGAAATCAGGGCTTATCTTTTTCCGTCAGACGAGGAACTGACAGCGGGGGAGTAGAAAGCCTGACAACTTTATTCAAGCTGTTATTACTCGGTTATTTTGATACCGATAATTACAGTGATGTTTTCTGGGATAAAGCGGAGGAGTTGCCGGGCGGCTTTATAATACAGCGAGAAATTAAGAAAGCCGTTTCCGGCAGTAACTTTTTTTACAATGATAGTGAAACCGGAAAACCTGTCAGATGTGAAGCGGTAAGCGGAATAGAGTTCCGTTACTATTTTGACATCTGGGATAATTACCACTATTTCGGATTGCCTCACGGTTCGGGGTGGGGAAGTGAACGGCAATGGCTGTTAAACTTTTTAAAGCAGATGGAAAAGACTTTTAAACATGTTGAAAATTTTCTCATAGAAAAGCAACAAAGAAAAGCGGAGGCAAAAATAAACAATGGCTGATATAAGTTTAAAGATAAAGTCAGACTTTGCACAAGCCGAAGCGGATTTTAAAAGTTTAATCGGTACATCTGAAAAACTGCAAAAAGTTAATGATGTAAATTCAAAAGAATACAAAGCTCTATCAAATCAGATAGATAAATACATCGAGAAAAATAAACTATCAACCGTTGCAATGACAGCGACTCAGGGCAAGTCTGCGGCACTTGCTAACGAATATAAAAAACTTCAGACACAAATTCAGAGTTTAATATCAAAGGGCATAGACCCCGCTTCACCCGCACTTGAAAAAATGCGGAATAGAATGTTAGAAATCGGGCCAGCCGCACAAAAAGCGCAACAATCAACTTCCATGTTTTCATCAGTTTTAAAAGGTGTTTTGGGTGCAAACTTAATTCAATCTGTATTATACAAAATAAAAGATGGGTTCGTTGGAATATTTAATGAAGCTCGAAAACTCGAAGACGCAGAGGCTGCATTTACTCCGCTTATGGGTGGGGCGGCAAGAGCCAAAGAATTAGTTCAAGCCCTAAATATCGCCGCCGCCGAAACTCCATTTGAATTTGATGCAATAAGAAAAGCGACAACAACACTATTGCCAGTCATGAACGGAGACATACAAAAAACCGTAGACACTTTTAAAATGCTCGGAGATACCGCCGGAGGAAACGCGGAAAAACTTGATAGCATAACACGCGGTTTTTCTAAGGCCATGCTAAAGGGAAAGGTTGACATGGAATCTTTAAACATGATAGCAGAGGCCGGAGTTCCCATATTTACGGAAATGGCTCAAAGTATGGGTTATGGAAAAGAAAACATGACCGCATTTTTTAAACAAATATCAACTGGAACTGTATCAACCGATGAACTTGTAAAAGCATTTAAAACCATGACCGGAGAAGGCGGGATATTTTTTGAAGGTATGATAATCGCAAGCAAAACAACATCAGGCGTATTATCAACAATGAGTGATAATATCAAAATGACAGCCGCCGGTATAGGTCAAAAATTTTTACCGCTGTTAAAAGATATAGCTCTTGTTGTGATAAAAGTCTCAAGTGCCATTTTAAAATGGGTAAACACGGGAGACAATCTCAACAATCTTTTAAAAGGTTTAGGCTATACTATCGCAATAGTTGGCTCTGCATTTTTAGCTTACAATGTTGTTACATCAGCGGCGGCGGTTGTTACTGGTTTAATGTCTGGAGCAATGGCAGCATTAAATGCCGTAATGCTTTTAAATCCAGTCGGCTTAATAGTCGCCGGTCTTGCGGCTCTTGTTGTAATCGGTGTTATAGTTGCAAAGAACTGGGATTTAATAAAATACAAATTTCAGGATTTTGCAAGTACAGCAACAATAGGATTATTACAACTCGGTGTTTCAATTCGTGAAAAAGTCATGGGCGCTGTATCGGGATTACTTGAGCAATTGTCAAAGCTTCCGCTTATCGGCGAAAAATTTAAATCGATACAAGAAAACCAAAACAAAGTAACCGCAACAATGAAAGCGGCTATTGAAGTTGAAAAAACAAAACAGTCAGCAGCCCGTGCCGCATACGCAGAACGCAAAGCACAATTAAAAGATGAAATAAAAGAATACGGAAAGAAAGCCTCCGCGATGATGGAGGCCGATAGAAAAGCATCAGCGGCATCAGCAGAAAAAGCAAAAACAGCAAACGATATTTTTAAAGCTCAATTGGAAATGATACCGGAAACCGAGGCGGCTATACATCAACAAAGACTTGATATGGCCGAAAAGTTTTTTACAGACAGAATTGCACAGGAGCAAATTTATAACGAAGAACAGCTTGCATTATGGGAACAACAAAGAATAGTAGATATTGCAAACAGCACGATGTCGTTTGAACAAAAACTTGATGCAATGGCGGCGCTTGAAAAGGCAGTCGTAAGACATAACCAGAACATGACAAAAAACTACGGTCAATTTGCAAAAAGCGTTATGGATTCAACGAGCAGCGCACTAACCGATATAAATCAGACCATGCAGAATCTTGGCAAAAATTCTACTGCTATGGCCATAGCATTAAAGGGAGTCGCAGCGGCTCAAGCGGCGGTCAACTCTTATCTGGCATATACGCAAGTATTAGCAGCCTCCGACATAAAGCCGACATGGGCAAAGCCGATAATGGCAAAGGCTGTGCTTGTTGCAGGTCTTGCAAAACAAGCGGCAATTTTATCAACACCAATAAGCGCACAAACCGGTCTGACATCTTATGAGGTGCCGGACATTAGACAATACAGAAATGACGGCGCACCGGTGAAAGCACAGGCAGGCGAAACAGTCACAGTAACACCGCGCGGCGAAAGCGCAATGGGTGTAACGAATGTATCTATTAAAATCGGTGAAGCTGAATTATTCAGCATAGTGCAAAAGGGAATAAATACCGGTGAAATATCAATTACTAACAATAACATCGGGCGCGGAGTGTTTGCCGTATGAGAATTTTAATAAACGACAAAATGCAATTTGCGTCAGGAGTGCCGGCAGAAATTAAATCACCGGCGTTGGCTGACAGATATAATGCATCGGTTACATTTACAGCAACTTTTGACGATGCCGAAACTGTTAATTGTATCGGTATAGGCTACACAGACGCAACGGAGATTACGATTGATGACGGAATAACAACACCGCAGATAATAACGTTACCAGTAAGAACTGACATTACACGTAAGTATAATAACGGGCTTTATTTACTGACAGAAATGACATCAGATACATATACTATTACACACAATGGAAATTACATCGGGCGTGTCGGCATAGGTGAATACAGAACTTTAGGCACAGCGCCGTCAAAAGAAATCGGATTTTATACAACAACTGAAAGCCGTGAAACATTATCAGGTCAAACAATACCCGGAGCGGGCGGTTATTACGGTCGGCGTTTTGTTGCTGATGTGAGATATAAATTTACAGAAGAAATATACAACGATTTAGAGACCGCATATCAAACACAGATTCAAAGGTCTTATCCGTATTTTATTTTACTGGATGACGAACAGCACAAAGTGCCTGACACAATGCTACATTTTTATGCGGCATCAGATAAGCCTTTATCATTATTGCAATCAAGCAGTTATAAATTTCTGTACTCTTATAAATTCAATTTCGAAGAGAGGTTTTAATGAGTTCCCCTCTCCGTCAATCTGTAAAATATATAGCAGAATTATTTCAGAGTAATAAATGGTCGCCTACCGTTGCCATAGCGCCGAATAACTTCTCAAGACAGAAAAACATATTCTCGTTTTCTGTTGCACCGCTAATAACAGACCCATCAAATTACTGGATTGCATGGGGCGGATATTTTGATAACGTTGTCGGTACAGGCTTACAAGTCTACATGGATAAATTTTTGATAGAGGTTTTTCTTGAATCAAATTTGCTTGTGACAGAAAACAGTTTTTATATTGATGTTGCAAATAATATTTGCTACATGAACATAGACAAAAACCCGTGGCAATATTTCACGGCTTATGCTTCTGTATATAGCAATCCATTGTCTACATTTTCAACAGCTCCACGTAATGAAGACAATCTATCAGATATATATTATGGCAATGTTCGTGCTATTCCGCGCTTGGAAATTCCTTCTCTGAATAATGCAATATCTGACGCTATATCTGGCGTTAATGTTTATAATTCGTTTAACATCAATATCGATAACCGTGATGGATTTTTTGATGGGGTTGATATATTAAATTATTTTAACACACCTCTGCAAATATCTAAAACAAGCACAAACGCACAGAGCATTGATGAGTTTAATCAGATACGTTTCGGCATAGTTCAGGATATAAAAGTTGATTTTAAAAAAATACAGATAACAGCAGTTGACCAATTCTATTTAATGAATAAAGAATACTGCCGAAAATTTACGAGGGATGAGTTTCCAAATATTTCAGATTCAAATTTAAATGAAAATATACCCGTCGGATGGGGCACATTATATGGCATCGAACCTATTGAAGTTGATAAAGACACAGCAAACCCGGCGAAATGGATTGATTATATAGCTCTTGATAAATCTCATATTACAAGTGTGCAGGGAGTTTACGACAAAGACGGAAATTCCCTGACACACTCTTTTAATGCAACAACTGGCGTTATACGGTGCACAAGCGTTGACGGTGACGGAGAAGTCATTGAAGCTGAATATATGAACGTAACTGGCAAGACAGATTGCTCTATCGGTGAAATAATTATTGAGGCACTCGCGCAGAATGAGGGCATACAATACATTGAGGGCATCTGGGACTTAGTAGAGACAAATGATTATCTTTCCTATTGTGCTGACATCGGATTTTACTTTGACGGCGGAACTACAAAGGAATTGATTGAAGGCGTGTTGAAAAATGATATAGCTTTTTTAATTCAGAAAAATAATAAACTGCTCACAATAAGACGATGGGGCAAAACATACGACGAGCATTATTTTGAAAGCTGGATTGCAACACAAGCACCCAAAAAGAATTTTATGGATGCTACAAAATATTATTGCTCAAGTGCAAAGATTAACTATCGTAAAAACTGGGTCAATGATGCTTTTGAGCGCAGTTATCTAAATAACAGTTTGGAGCTTGAACTTTTTGGACGTTGGAGAAAATCTTATATTGCAGAGTTTGATACTGATTTAGTCGCTGAAGCCGATGCTATTGATTTGTCTAATAGAATTATAGAGCGTTTCGGAAATATTCGAGAGACTTTAGAAGTCGGTCTTGGTGCTGATACTTTTGAAATAAATTTACTTGACACGGTTATATATGAGCCGACAATAAACGAGCGTGAGTTTTCCACATGGTCAAAATGGATTGTTAAAGAGTGTGACCCCGGGCAGGATGTAATTAAAATGGAAGGACTTGAAAAATTTTATCCGCTTACTTTTGATTCACAGCCGGCAACGTTAGACGGCGCACAATGGATTTTGAGCGGTGATATACGATAACTATTATTATTATTTATCAGGAGTAAAAAATGAGTACACAGCCAAAAACTATTGATGATATTAACAGAACGAAAACTGTAGTTGACGGAACGGAGCGAGTGCCGGGGCGTGATAGTTCTGGTGACTTTAAAATAACAATCACAAATCTAATTTCATCTTTACAGTCTTTATATATCGGACAAGAAATGAAATTTTTAAATTGCTATAAACCAATATCCTCAAGTTTTCCGTGGTTTTGCATGTCGCTACCAGACCAGACATTGACAACAACAAATTTTGATTCTGCCTTCATAGACGAAATGCGCTCAAGAAAAGTTATATATGATGAATTTAATACGGCGGTTTCTTCTTTTTCCGGTTCGTGGTCAGGCTCTGTTTTTACGCTTGGCGATAATGCCGCTAATGTTGCTATGATTGCAGAACTTTATGAAGATTGGCTTTTTGCGGGTTCACCGACAAGCGGCTGGAGAATCCTCGTTTCAGGCGGTTCGGAATACAATATTACCAACATAAACAAAAACACACGCCAAATAACCGTATCAGGTTCACCGTCCGGCACTTCAATAGAAATTTATCTCAATAGAGTTTTAGGATCAACAACTTCATGCAAGCATTTTTCATGGGCTGGATTAGGATTGTATATGACCGGACAGAATAAGATAACTGGGTTGAGGCGTAGGGATAAGTTTCAGGGGCACAGAATGTCGACACTATTAGGTTATTTTTTGATTAACGACGGAACAGCGACTAACCAAGTGGGCACCGGACGTTATACAACTACTTCGACCTTTACAACCACTGGTGATCCTGTAACCGACGGCACCAACGGCACTCCACGTACCGGCCCAAAAACAGAAATTGAATCAGGGACAGTGCTCGCCTATATATTTGTCGGTTCTTATACACCATAAAAAAATATCAGGAGAAAAAAATGGCAAACGAAGCTGAAATAATCAATAATCCGGATAGCACACCGGGAGCGG